GCTCTTCCGATCTCCCTTTTGCGCGCGGGCGCGAAATTGACACTTTTGACCCATGGCACGAGGACGTAAGCCAAAACCGAGCAATATCAGGCGCTTAGAGGGCAACCCCGGTCGCAGGCCCATACCCGACAACGAGCCCCAGCCGCCAGATGGTGTTGCGCGCTGCCCTTCCTGGCTACCCGATGGCGCGAAAGAGGTTTGGAACAGCGAGGCGTCGGTAGCGGCACACATGGGCACGCTGACTACCGCCGACACGATGAGTTTTGCGCGTGCGTGCCTGTCTGTGTACCGAATGCGCAGGGCTATCGAGGAGCTAGAGAAAGACGGAGATGTGATCGACGGTCGGCGCAACCCGTGGGCGTTGGTGCTCCGCGAGGAAACACAGGCGCTCGACAAGTTTGGCGCAAAGTTCGGATGGTCGCCGGCAGATCGCGCGCGCATCAAGACGCAGAAACCAGACACAGGCGACGCACTGGACGTGTTCCTTGGCAAAGCAGGCTGACGCCACCACAAAGCGGTGGACCAAGAGTGGGGCGGATAGGCGTGCTGTTGGTCGTGGCTGTTGGTTTGATGAAGTGGCGGCACAGCGGGTTGTTGACTTCTTTGAGCAGTTCTTGTGCCACAGCAAGGGCCGGTGGGCGGGCAAGCCGTTCCTGTTACAGGATTGGCAAAAACACGACTTCCTGATGCCACTATTTGGCTGGAAGCGCGCGGACGGGACGCGACGGTATCGGTTGGCCTATGTCGAAGTGCCGAAGAAAAACGGCAAGTCTGCGCTGATGTCTGGCGTGTGCCTCTTCCTGCTGGTCGGTGATGGCGAGGCTGGCGCTGAAGTTTACAGTGCCGCCGCAGACCGCAAGCAGGCGGGCATTGTGTTCGACGAGGCGGCGAAGATGGTGCGCAAGTCGCCGCTACTGAACGCTCGCTTACGTGTGATACCCTCGACAAAGACGATCTTGTACCCGGACGCCGAGAGTAAGTACGTCGTGCTGTCGCGGGAGTCAACCGTCGCCGAGGGGTTGAACATCCATGGACTCGCGTTCGACGAATTGCACGCACAGAAGTCGCGCGACCTGTGGGACACACTCAGGTACGGCGGCGCCGCACGCGAGCAACCGCTGTTGGTCAGCATTACTACCGCAGGCTATGACAAGCATAGCATCTGTTACGAGCAGCACCAGTATGCCAAGCAGGTGCTCGACGGTGTGGTTGAGGATGATTCGTTTTTCGCCTACATCCGTGCCGCTGATGTCGAGCAGGAAGATTGGACATCACCGGACGTGTGGCGCAAGGCCAATCCGTCTTTCGGCGTGACTATTGACGAGGCGACATTCGCGTCCGACTGCAAAGAGGCGCAGGAGTCGCCGACCAAAGAAAACGCTTTCAAGCGATACCGGCTGAACATCTGGACCGAACAGGATGTGCGCTGGTTGCAAATGGACAAGTGGGACGCCTGCGATGGTCCGGTGGACCCGGGGGAACTGGCGGGCCGGGCATGTTTCGGGGGGCTCGACCTCGCCAGTACCACCGACATCGCGGCGTTCGTGCTGCTATTTCCAGAGGATGATGGCTATCTGGTTGTGCCGCACTTCTGGGTGCCTGCGGATAACGCAAGACAGCGAGAGCGCAAGGACCGGGTGCCATACGAGACATGGGGGCGCGAGGGGCTGGTAACGCTGACGCCGGGAAACGTTATCGACTATTCGGCAATCAAGCAGACCATACAGGAGTGCGGCGAGCTGTACGACATCCAAGAGATTGCCGCTGACCGGTGGAACCTGGAAGCGTTGCGGCAGCAGTTGTGCAGCGAGGGGTTGAGCGAAAGCGTCGTGGTGCCATTCGGTCAGGGTTACGCGAGCATGAGCGCGCCAACCAAAGAGCTTGAGCGGTTGGTGCTTGACGGAAAGATATCACATGGCGGGCACCCTGTACTTCGGTGGATGGCAAGCAACGTAACAGCACAGCAAGACCCAGCGGGCAACATTAAGCCCGCTAAAGACAAGAGCACCGAGAAGATCGACGGCATCGTGGCCCTGATTATGGCGCTTGGTCGGGCGATGGTCACTGGCGAGACGGCCAGCGTTTACGAGACGCGCGGAGTGCTAACAGTATGAAGCTAAGAAGCTATCTGGGGGGTGTCTTGCGGGCGCTAGTGAGCGCCGAGGCACGCTCCACGCTGCGCTCGCCCGCGACATGGTTGGTGGATGCGCTTGGCGGCGGCAAGTCCGACGCCGGCGTGAACGTCAACGAAACGACCGCGCTTGAGTTGAGCGTTTACTTCGCGTGTGTTCGTAACATCGCCGAGGATGTGGCCAAGCTGCCGTTCAAGGTCTATCGGTCGTTGAAGCCGCGCGGCAAAGAGCCGAACCCACAACACCCAGCATGGAGGCTTCTGCACGACGCGCCAAACGACGAGATGACAGCGTACACGTTCCGAGAGACAATTACACACCATTGCCTCGGCTGGGGCAACGGATATGCGGAGATTGTCAGGCTTGGTAGCGGGCGGCCATCTGCGTTGTTCCCCCTCCACCCGACAAGCGTGACACCGGGGCGCGACAGTCAGAACGCGATTATTTACGAGGTGCGTGACGAGGCACGGCAGGAGCCCCGCACGCTGCGCGCTGAGCAAGTGCTGCACATCCACGGGCTTGGCTTCGACGGGCTGGTTGGCTACTCGCCCATTGAGGTAGCAAAGAACAGCGTCGGCGTGGCGCTGGCACAGCAGAAGTACCGCGGCAAGTTTTTTGGCAACGGCGGTAGGCCCGGCGGCGTGCTTGAAGTGCCGGGCGTGCTAAAGGATGAGGCACACAAGCGGCTCAAGGAGTCGTGGGCTGATAAGCACGGCGGCGCCGACAACGCGCACCGGCCAGCCATTCTTGAGCAGGGCGTGACCTGGAAAGAGTCGAGCATCAACCCTGAAGACGCCCAGATGATTGAGTCTGGGCAGTTCAGTGTTGAGGAAATCTGCCGCTGGTTCAGGATGCCGCCGCACAAGGTTCAGCACCTAATACGCGCGACGTTCAGCAACATCGAGCACCAGTCGATTGAGTACGTGACCGACACACTGATGCCATGGCTTGTCCGCTGGGAGCAGGAGGTGCGGCGCAAGATGTTCCTGCCCGGCGAGTCGGACCTGTACGCGGAGCATGTCGTTGACGGGCTGTTGCGTGGCGACACAGCGAGCAGGTATCAGTCGCATTCCATTGGCCGGCAGTGGGGCTGGCTGAGCGTTGACGACATCCGCGAGAAAGAGAACATGAACCCGCTGCCCGACGGGCAGGGCGAAGTGTACCTCATACCGCAGAACATGATACCCGCCGACAAAGCAGGCGAGCTCGGGCCGTCGAAACCAGCACCAACCGCGCCACCGCCAGACCCTGACGAGGACACCGAGCCCGCCGAGGAAGATGACCGGTCCGCGTTCTTGCCACTGCTTGAGGGCGTATACGCGCGACTGCTCCATGTCGAGCACGACAAGGCAAGCCGAGCGATGAAACGCGGTGACGCCACCGAGTGGGCCGGCGGGTTCTATCCAGACCACCAGCGCCACGCGGCCACCATGCTTGCCGAGGTGGTCGCGGCAATGGGCGTTGGCCACCCGCAGACTGTTGCGTCCGCGCTTGCCATGCAGCATACGGCTGACTCACTCACAGCAATCCAGAGCGGCGAGTTGTGGCCCGATGACCGGGCACACCGGTCTGCCGCAGAAACACTCGCACAACTGACAACGGGGGCTAATTGATGGGACTGCAACTACCAATCGGCAGCATTGCGTCACGCACTGTCGGCAGTGATGAGGTGCTGATCGTTCAGACGCTGCCCGACTTTGAGCTGATAGACAGCTTGTCTGCCGTCGCCGGCTGGACTGCATTTGGCAACGACACGACCGGCCTGGCTGTTGACAACGATCACGTTTGGGGCACGAAGTCTCTTGAGTTCGACAAAGTTGACGGCGCCGCCGGCTCCGCTGTCGCTGGTGCCTCCAAGACCATCACATCGGTTGATATCAGCCGCCTCGGCCCGCACTGCTACGTGACTGGATACATCAAGGTGTCGGCAACCACCGACATCGCCAATGCGTTCATCCGGCTCGGTACTGATTCCAGCAATTACGCCACGTTCAGCATCGCGGACACTGATATTACCGGCGCGGCATGGCAGGAAATCAAGGTCGCGTGGGCCGCCGGCGTTACCACCGGCACCGGCTGTGATCCGTCTGCAATCACATACATCGCGGTTGGCGTGACGTTCGACGCCGAAGACGATACGCTTGCCGACATCCGATTTGACAGGATCACTGTCCGGTCGGCGATTGAGTCTGACTAACGGGGGTTGATATGAGCGACAGAGAGACACGCACGTTGCCGACCGGGCTGGAACTTGAAACCCGCGAAGGTGAAACCGCGCCGCGCATCGTTGGGTATGCCGCGATGTTCAACAAGATGAGCGAGGATCTTGGCGGCTTCCGCGAGAAGATCATGCCCGGTGCGTTTGACGGCGCGATGGCCGAAGGCGCAGACATTCGCGCGCTGGTCGACCACGATAGCGGGAAGCCCATCGGGCGCACGACCAACGGCACACTAAAGCTGGAGCAGAACTCCAAGGGCTTGAAGATCAACATCAAGCCGCCCGACACCACAGCCGGCCGCGACATTGCCGAGAGCATCAAGCGGGGCGACGTGGACGGCATGAGTTTCGCGTTTCGCACTATCGAGGACGCCTGGCACACTGAGGACGGGCAGGAGGTTCGAGAACTGCACAAGGTTGAGCTGTTCGAGGTTTCGCCAGTGACGTTCCCGGCGTATCCCGATACGTCGGTCGGCCTGCGATCACTCGACCAGCACCGCAACGAGACTCAAGCGGGTGACGCCGAAGCGGCGCGATTGCGTCTGCGGCTGGTGGAATCCGTCTGATATAGCGTCAGGTCGCACGGGCGCGCTGACCTTGGGAAAGCGCACCGGAGCGGCAACAGCGCAACCGCCACGCCCTTTGGGCTGGCTACTCGCTCAAACCATTGTTCGTAAACCGGGGGGTCAATTATGACCTTGCAAGAACTGCGTGACGCCCGCGCGAAAGCGATCGCGGACGCACGCGCCCTCCTGTATCAGGAGGACGGCGAGGCCCGTGCCGAGGTTAGTGACGACGACAAGTCGAAAGCCGACCAACTCATGGACGCCGCCGACGAACTGAAGGCGCAGATCGACGCCGCAGAAACCGACGAGGCGCGAAGCGCTCGCCTGGCCGACGCGGCCGACAGTCTGGACGCGCCCGAAGATCGCAGTACCCGGCCCGTCGAGCCGACCGACAAGCCCAAGACTCGTGAGCGCGAGAAGCCGTGGGTAACGGCTCCCGTGCCTGGCGAAATTCGCGGGTTTGGCAGCGGCAACGACGCGGCTGAGAATGCGTACAAGTCCGGCATGTGGCTGCGTGCCGCATTCGGCAACGGTTCCGCATACCAGTGGTGCCGTGACAATGGCGTGGATACCCGCGCCCTGGCTGGTGGCGTCAACGATAAGGGCGGCGTCCTTGTGCCGACCGAACTCGAAACCGCCATCATCAACCTGCGTGAGACCCGCGGCGTGTTCCGCCGTGAAGCCCAGGTTGTCAACATGGGCAGTGACACCCGCGACGTGCCTCGGCGCACTGGCGGCGTGACTGCCTACCCTCTCGGCGAAAATGCCGAGATTACCGCGTCCGACCCCGCGTTCGATGCCATCTCACTGGTCGCCCGCAAGTGGGGCGTGCTGGTGAAGATGTCCAGCGAACTCGACGAGGATTCGGTGATTGACCTGTCGAGCTTCGTCGCTGCTGAGATCGGCTATGCGTTTGCCGACAAGGAAGACGAGTGCGGGTTCAACGGCGACGGAACCTCGACGTACCACGGTTGCTACGGTGCCATGGTGAAGTCGGTTGACGGTAACCACGCCGGCACCGTGTACGACGCAATTTCGGGCAACACGTATTTCAGTGTGCTCGACCTCGCCGATTTCGAGGCGATGGTTGGTAAGCTCCCACAGTATGCGGAAGCGAACGCCAAGTGGTACATCTCTAAGGCCGGTTGGGCTGCGTCAATGGCGCGGCTCGCGGACGTTGCTGGCGGCAACACGTCTGCCAACATCGCTGCTGGCTCTGGCCTGTCGTTCCTGGGATACCCCGTTGTGATTTCGCAGGTGCTGTTCAAGACGCTCACCGCGTCAACCAGTACCGCACACCTCCTGTTTGGCGATCTGCGTCAGGCTGCGACACTCGGTTCGCGTCGCGGTATTCGTATCCGCCCGCTGATGGAGCGGTATGCGGAGTACGACCAGATTGGCATTCAGGCCACAACGCGGTTCGACATCAACGTGCATGAACTGGGCGACGCCTCTACGGCTGGCTCCCTGATCGTGCTCAAGACCCCCGGTAGCTAAAGGAGGCTGACTATGCAACCTGCATCCAAACAGGTGATCGCCATCAGCCAGGCCAGCACGACCAATGCTGCGACGGCTACTGGGCGAATCGACACGCTGGGCTATGACTTCCTCTCGTTGGATGTCATCACCAGCACTTCCGACGACACGACCAACAACCCGAGCGTCCTGAAGCTCACCGAGGGCGACACGACTGTTATCAGTTCGGCGTCGGCTATCGATGCGTTCACGGGCGACGACTCGGACGGGTTTACGATCCCGGCCAGTGTCACCTCGGGCAACTGGGGCGTGAAGTTCAATGTTGATCTGAGGCCGCGCAAGCGCTATCTGTTCGTGAGCGTTTCGCCGCTCACCACTCAGGTCATCACCGCCATTGGCAACCTGTTCAAGGGTGAGACTACGCCGGTCAACACGACCACGGCGTCGGTCAAGGCCCTTGTCGAAGGCTGACCGGTGGCAATAGCGGTTTCGTCTCGCTGGGTCGGGTCTTCGGGCCCGGCCCAGCGGGCCGACCGCGCCTTTAGCGAGGCGAACAATGCAACCGATTTGGTTGGCGAGTTACCCGAGGTCTGGCGTTACATTCCTGCGGCATGTGCTTAGCGAGACGCTTGGCGTGCCGACGTTCAGTGTGTACGCGGAACCGACGGACAGTATTTCGACGCCCAACATGCCGGAGATGTCTGGACGGTTCCCGGAAAACGTGACGCCAAGCTTGCCGGCGCTGTTCGTCAAGACACACGAACTGAAACACGCGCAAACCGGCAACAAGGCGATACACCTAGTGCGTGACGGGCGCGACGCGATTGTGAGCCACGCCCACTATGACGCAGACCTGGGCCGGTCGCATGTTGATGGTAGGCCGTTTGGGGAAGCGCTTGACCTGGCTGTTGATGGTGTGTTGCCCACGTTCGACCCCAAACGCACCGTGTGGGACTGGTCGCTGCACACAATCGTATGGCAGCGCCGGCCGTCGAGCCGCACGCTGACTGTGTGGTTTGAATACCTGATCCGCTTCCCGAAGATTGTTGCTGCAGCGGTCGCGGCGTTCGTCGGGTGGGAACATGGGTTGCGAAACGCGGACTCCGAACTGCGCGACTTTGCCAGCCTACACAAGCAGTCGCCGCACTTTTTCAGGCGCGGCAAGGTTGGCGGCTGGCGCGACGAGTTGAGCGACGCGCAGCACGAGCGGTTCTGGCGGCGCCACGGGCAAGCCATGCAACTGCTTGGCTACAG